GTAGAAATTCGTGGTATCAACGCCAGTAATGAAACCGCTTGGGTTATCGTTCGTGTAGAAATTCGTGGTATCAACGCCAGTAATGAAACCTCTTGGGTTATCGTTCGTGTAGAAATTCGTGGTATCAACGCCAGTAATGAAACCGCTTGGGTTATCGTTCGTGTAGAAATTCGTGGTATCAATTTCGCCACTTAAGACTACGCCAGTTCCATTGACGGTAGGTCTTTCGCTAAATAGCGCCGAACCAGAAACGTCTAACGCGCCTTGGGGACTTTCGTTATTTATACCTATAGAGCCAGATGTAACGTATAGAGTTGAGATGTTACCGGTTCCAGCTTCAAGCCCTTCTAAAAACGTTTTTTTACCAGATATAGCTTGATCGCCAGTCGTATAAACAACGTTTTCAACGCCAGTAATGAAACCGCTTGGGTTATCATTTGGATATAGATTAGAAACATCAACCTGCGGAATATTAGGAATATCTCGTCCGTCAATATTTAAGCGATATCCAGGACCCAAATCTGTCCAATATAATGCATCCGTTACAGGGAGACTTTCATTGTCATAATTAGCTTTATAAACTTTTCCGTTAGAATAAACTAAATCTCCAGCTAAATAACGTGTTCCATCAGCCAGAGTATGATTTACTGTCCACTCTACAGCTGAATTAAATATATCTGAATTTTCCGCGTAATTTGAAAGATCAACTCCCGTAATAAAGCCGCTTGGATTACTATTAAGGTAATATCCAGATAAATCTCCAGACGTTGCTAATCCAGATATGCTATATGTATCTAATTTCTTATTAACCCAAATACCATTTTCATTAAAAAACAAAACATCTCCACTTGATGGTAAATTTATATTTACATCATGAAGTAAGTCTAAATGAGTTCCTGGATTTAAACTTACATATATTGCTCCATCTATAGAATCTTTTTTAATACAAAAACCTATAAAAACAGCATGATCAGGAGCCGTAGGCGGATAATTAATTATAGCGCCATCAGTGATTGGTGAAAGATATAATTTATCTCCAACTTCAAAATTTAATGTATTAATTCCATCTAATATTCCATTTACAATAATGGACCCGTATTCGCCATTTAATATATTATCTATCGCTAAACCAATAACATCTGAATCGTGAATGTTATTAGATACGGCTTTTTCTACAATTGGGTAAGATCCATCTCCGCCTATAAAAGATACTATATTTCCTCTATTTATAGTAGAGCCTGTTCCATTATAAACTGTTTGTATTAAATATTCTGTACTTTGTGAAGAAGGCAAATCCTGCCATATTGTATCGTAGTTACTATTAGAATTTTTTACTAAAAATTGACCTTGCGCTCCACCAGTTGGCAAACCAACTCCACTAATACTGCCGCCAGTTGCTTGATCGGCTAGAGGTTTTTCAATTCTGGTTATAGAAATGTCGTTTATCATATTTAATTTTGAGCAGTAAACCCGCACCAAAACTTTCCATTTCCACTTGAAATAGCCCTAACTTCAGTAACTGGAGTCGTTAAATAAGCAGGAAGCGCATATCCAGTATTTAATCCAGAAAAAGAATAAAAATCAACCCATCCGTTTTCAAAAAATGGACTTTTATATTGAAGAAAAACGCTTCCGTTTCCACTTCCATAAGCGGTAAATGCAGCGTCTCTAGATCTAGCCATATTAACTGCTTCGCCTGTAAATGGCGCTTGTTGACCTGTTAGCAATAATTTTGTTTGTATAAAAAAATGATTCATATATTTATATAGGTTACACTTTATTAAGATAAAATTCCGCTTTTTAATCTATTTAAAGTTCTTCTAGTTAGAGCCATTTCCATGAATTGACACTCGTCTGGTCGAATTGACCAAATTTCTCCAGAAGGTACTGTTTTTCCATCTACATCGACATGTTCTTCCCACTTGTCATAACAAAGCATGCCTATTTCAAACGCGTCTAAACCATGGACTTGAAACTTCTCATGAATATCTTGAGCTATATGCCCAACATGCCACCTGGCTCCAGACAAACCTTTTTGAACAACGGCGTCTTTGAATTTGTATCTTACGTAATTCACATTTTCCCATGCGTCTAGCCAAGAATCCGGTATTTCAGAGATTTCTGTTTTTAAATTTTCATCGGAAGGATTAATTTCAGCTGTTCCAGCATAAACAGTGCTCCATCTTTTAGCGCTTTGCCCAAGCGCTCTTGTATTGTCTGAATTCGGTGCGAAAAAAGTATTAGTTAATTGATAAGCCGTTGTATTAGTAGGAAACTGAAAGTTAATATTGTCAGTCGCGTTAAATGTACCAATCGATAAATTGGCAGAACTTGTTGCATTTAAAGCATTTCCAGAAAAACCACCTTTAAATGCTGAGGCAGAAATAGAATTAGCGGCTGGATTAACTGTTATAGCACTATCAAAAAATAAATTATTATATCCCGCTGTTGTGCTCTGCTGAAATAATAATGGTCTTTCTGAAGCGGCGGAATCCAAAGCTGTATTCGGAGCAACTACTATATCAGTAGATCCATCGAAAGTAACGTTATTTATTTTTGCAATAGGATTTTTACCAGAAAGTCTTGCGGAAAAAGAAGCTACCCCATTTAAGTTTCCTGCGAAAGTTTCACACGTTAATCTCTTATTTAACGGACTGTATGACAATCCGCTATTTTGTAATAAGAACTTTGAGCCGCTACCTGTTCCATCTGTAAAAACAATATATCTTTCTGTATTGCTATTTGCCAAATTAACATATATTGGATTTACCGCTCCGCTTACTAAAACACCAGTTCCCTTAACATTCAATCCAGCTGTAAAGTTTTTAACTCCGCCTACTGCTTGATTTGATGTTGTGTTTACAAGAAGAGATCCCAAATTGGATACTAAGCTAGCAGAGGAATCTGGATCAAAAATAAAATTAGTTTCTGTAAATTCTACATCACAATATTCAAACGTATTTACGTTACTGTTAAAAGTAGCATTTGTTAAAAATGTTTTTGGTCCAGTTATCGTTTCTGAGCCAGCAATTGTTACTACCTCTCCTAATCTAGCTATTCCAGAAGCGTGATACGTAATGTCAGCCCCAGTTAAGATTGGTCTAGAAAAAAAAGTTTTAGAACCTGATATATTTTGATTACCCGTTTGATAAACAAATTGAGTTGTTGGCAAATCTGTATATTTAAAAGTTGAATTAGATAGAGAGTTGAATTGTCCAGTTGAAGTGAAGTATCCAGAACCATATTGACCAACGAGACCAGAAAAATCTGCATCTATTTGTTTTAAATTTATTTTATTAATACCCATAAAAATTATTTTTTGCTATGGTATAAAATACTTGCGGATCTTATATCTATGCCGTGATTTGCAGCAAGTTCGTCTATTTGACTATAGATTTCCGGATTTGACCTTGACATATCCTGTATGTATAAATCAAAAGTTTTATTCCAGTTTTCTAATTTTTCATTTTGCGCAATTAAAATTGCAATATCAGAAACAATATCGGCTTGTTGTTTATTTAATTTTTTTATTTTAAATTTGGCTTTAAGCGCTGTTTCTATATTCTTTTCAAGAGAAGTTATAGACGCTAAAACTGTCTTCATTTTTTCGCAACTGAATGTTTCTATATTATCTGCCTCGGTTGAAGCCGAGGCTTGTTTCCGTGTTACGAGTTGTTTACCTCCAGTGCCAGTTGGTCTACCAGAATTTCCAGCAGGACTTTTACTTGCTCCTGTTCCAGCTGGCGAGCTAGGATCTTTAGCTCCTCCTATTAATGGCTGATAATAACCTTTCTCTTTTAGGGCTTTGTATTTTTTTTGAGATTCGATACTTTCTTCAGAGGTTGGAAGTCTACCGCTTTGAAATACATCAAATCCTTCTTCTGGGGTTAAGACGCCAAGCTCTATGAGTCTAGAATACACCCTACTCATTAATACGTTATCTTCAAAGTCGATGTCTTCTAATTTTGGAGTAGGAATTTGTTTAAAACCTAACGCTCTTCCAACTTCCTTCATTTCTGGAATTAAAAAGTCTCTTAAGAATTTCTCACGACCATATCTTAATCTAGCAAAAAAAACTTTTACTTTTATTGAGGTATTTGAAAACTTTTCTTCTCCAAATAAAATACTATTTAGCCCCATTCTTATATCGTTATCTAAGATTTCATATTTCTTAGGATCAAGAAGATTGCCGATATCTGGAATAACAAATTTTGCGTTTGTTGTGTAATCCGCAACTAAAACTTTTCCAACGCTTTGATTCTCAAAAAGCTTCCTCATTGAGGCTAAATTTTGCGCGCTTGGCATTCCAACTTTTTCGTCGCCCATTGTTATCATCAACACGGCTTGCTGAACAGACCTAGCAATCGCTTGATCTATTTTTTTTAGTTCAAGTTTTGAATTTATATCTTCTAGAACCGCAAATCCCATAGGTACAGATAGCGGCTCGTAATTTTGCTTTTTATAAAAAATAGCTACTAATCTATCTTTGTCTAATTCTAGCGCAACGTTATTAAGACCAGCTGGGATATTCTTTTTTTGAGAATTCGACGCTTTTTCCAATAAGTTTTTTATTTCTGGTATTTTTTCGGCTATTTGTTTATCTGATTCGGTTCTTGGATTTATAAGAGACTGAAGCTCATAGTCGTTCAGCATTTTTACATAAACGTTGTCTAAAAAAGAAGATGATGTTACAATATTTATATCAGATGGATTTAAAATTATGTATTTAACTGGAATTTGCTGATCGTCGGAAGACGAGGCGCCAAACGCCTCTTGTATTTTCATCATATTTTCTCTACTAAAGTCAGCTCTAAATTTGTAGATAAAAATATTTCCACTTCTATAAAATTCTCTGTAAAACTGATCTTGTAAGTCCCAGCTATTTATTTTTTGAAGCCAAAGGTTAAAAAATTTTCTGCTTTGCTCATTTCCGCCAGTTAAATAAATGTCAGAGAGACTAAACTCTGTCATTAGATCTATTGTGTTTCTAAAAATTGGAACATTCCAATAAGCTTTTTGACAAAGTACTATTGCGTCTTTGGCTGAAATGTTAGAATTGTAATTACCCTTTCCGGTGCCATAAACAAATGGAACAACTCCTTTTTCTAAATTAGAAAATCTATCATTTTTTGTAATTGAAGACGCCACATTTCTTCTCATTGATGTTTCGCCCGTCCTTTCACAGGTTGAGGCGACGGCTATGCTCAAATTGTCGTCTAATGAAGCCATTACAGCTTCAGGAATTTCAATCTTTTTATTTTTTTGAGTCATGATGTTAAAGAATCGGCTTGTCTTTTGTATTTAAGTTTATATATTAAACATTATTTTTATTGACAATTTAAGATATTTTTTTAATTATATTATTGTATAATTCTACACGTTTTATAGAAAAAAGGGTGTAAAATTATACTTAGGCTTTTCTGCTTTATCAGAATTTAAGTCGAAAAAAACCTTAACTGCCCAATTTCCAAGCATTAGCGCGGAATAGTTGTCTTTCCTTGGTTTATTAGCGGTTGTCAATCTTCTTAAATGAGCGGGTAAGTCAAAACTCTGCGTTCCACGAGAGGTTGAAGAAACCTGAATTAGAGCACATTGATCTTTGGTATCTTTAATTATAAAATCTTGCTGCTCCATGAAATCTCTAACTCCTAATTTCGCCCTCTCAATAGCGTCTTCTGGCGCGTCGTCTATTCCTTTTGGATATATATAGTCAATAGGAATATTTAAAGAAAACATTTGATTAACAATGTCCGGATGAGCGCAAGAAGCGCTTGCAAACCAAACCCTTTTATGGTCAATACAGCTCTGAAGATAACTGTTAGCTCTTCCAATGAAAGAAGATGTGAAATACTGCTTAATACATATTGTCCCAGTATCTGAATTGTACTGAGTTTTCGCTTCTTTAAGCATTTCTAAATACTCATCTCCTTCTTTATCTGAATTAAACTCAAAAAAGCCGACCTTCATTCCTTTTGCTTTAAAAATAGCCGAACCATTGGCAGCTTCTATGAATTGATCGCCTCCAGCATTATCGATAATAACCATTTTTATATTGAAATGAGTTAGCAAGTAATAAAAATACTTAATATGGTCTTGTACGCTTGCTCCGGCTTTCTGGTATCCGTGAACGTAAATAGATGTTCCGTCTTCTTCATTTAATTCCATGACCGCCATTGCAAAATAGTCAGAACTCTTAGATGCGCTAAAGCTTGGATCAATAGCTAAAACATATTTTTTATCTTTATCTCCAACTATTTTCGTTGTCGGATATTGTCCGTTGGGAACAGTGCAAAGTGTCATTTTCTTAGGAGAAAAGTAGCCGTCTCCACCATCTACAAATCTAGCACAGTATTCTCTAAGAAAAGCAGAATGACTAATTCCTCCGCTTTTAGCTAATTGAATAACGCCTTGATCGATCATGTGCTCTGGCAATGACTCATAACTCATTTGAGAAACAAAATAAGTAGAGTTTTTCATGGCTTCCATTCTGTCTTCTCCTATTTTTTCACTATCCCCCAATAAACTAGGATCTCTAATAATATCGGACCAAATAGAATAAAGCTCAAAAAGATATTCAAATGTATAACTAGCAGAACTCAGCGTTATCATTTTGTTGGCATTCTTAAATACTGTTCTATCTTTTTCGCTGAGCCTCCCAGCTTTTATCATTTGGTCTTCTATTTCTCTAACTCTGATTCTTTCCGCGACATCAAGCGGAGAACTCATAAATGGCATCAAAACCCTCTCAACAATATCTTTAGGCATCAATAAAAACTCGTCAATAATTAAAACAGATGCGCGATAGCCTCTAGTATTTTCGCCGCCAAGCGGAATAGCAGTTATTGATCCTCCAGTTGGAAGTTCAACCGGATAAACATATTCATCATTTCTTTTAATAGGGTCTCTAAAACACTGCTTTGCCAATCCCGCGTCCTTAGCATTAAGCATCTTATCTATTTCCATAAAAAGCCTACGAGAAGTTCTAAAGTTGGCAGACGCAATTAATATTTTAGTTCCTGGCTCAAAAATACATTGAAGAATACAAAATACCGCAGCACAAAAACTCTTGGAGGCACCTCTGCCCCATGTAAGCATAGAAAAATTTCTATTAAACATAGCTTTGATATTTAGCTCTTGGTATTTCTCTAGCTTGATTCCTAGAAATAATTCCGTGGTAAGTCCGATATTTGATTTTAAGAATTTTGCTAGTGTTATTCTAGCGGTAGGGTCATCCATCTCACCCTTCATTTCCATTAGCTCTTCATTAAAGTGCCTTTCAGGAATTGCTATGTCTTGATTTCCAACTTCCCACATATTTAAATAATATTTTGCTCGATTAAGTATTGAAAATCTAAAGATTTAGCAGCATCAACATCAAGTGAAAGTATTTTTGGGATAAGGCTTGAGGATTCTTTTCTGCCTCCAGAAAAACAAAACTGAACGTTATTTGGATAATTTTTACAAACTTCTCTAAATCTATGAAATATAAAATCGGTAGATGCTTTTGAAAATTTACCCGCCCTAGAATAAGAAAAAGATAAAAACTTGTTAATATCGCACTCCGTTACTACTACTATATATCCACCAGCGTTTTTTGCTCTTTCTATTTCGCGGCTAAATCTTTCAAAGCCAGAAGATAAGGTTGAAACTAAATCACTTAAAGATTTCCTTTCAATCGCTAGTAAAGCGTCGCAAGAATAATCGCCAAATTCAAGTTTTTCAGTAAAAACATCGCAATTATTAAGTTTTAGAGGCTTTTGTTCTCTTGTGTCAATCGTTATGTTTTTCTTATGAATAAAATTAAAATTTATTTCTTTTTTATTATAGTTATATCTTCTATTTAAGCCAGTAGATTCAATGAAATTATTCAAATCTGGAAAGAAAAATTCATATGTTTTTATTGACGGTAAATAAGAAATCGTCCTCATTTCGGAGCAGGACGGAAAATGGCATACACTTTTTAATTTAGAATGTTCAATAATTTTATTCAATAAGAATTTTTTTGCCAAACCATCTTTTTCTAACTTAAGCCACGCTAGCATATTTTTCTTATTAGTGAATTCGGTTAGCAGGTATTGCTCAAGGCTTTTGAATTCAATAATCTCCTTGGTAAGCAGATCTTTTTTATTTAGATGTTGTTTTAAATAGTGATCTATTTTTAGATCGTGCGTTTTTTTAATATGGTTAATAAAATCATCTTTACTATCAGACGAGTATTCGCATTTGGATTCTTTACATGAAAAATTCATAACAATTAAGTATTGAATATCTCTTTAGGGTCGATACCCCTAATGATAGCCTTAAACTCGTCAACAGATGAAAGCTTCTGAACTTCTTCTTTTAAAGCTTCCCTCTGCCTTTCAGCTAAAGCAATCATCCTTGCCCTATTTTCCTCCTGTTTCCATGCGTAAACAAGATTTAATATAGATGCGTTTTCATTTCTTTTTTCTTCTATTCTTTTTGATCTATTAACTGTTAGACTTTTATATAATTTATCCTGCCTAGAAATACATTGATTATATTCTGTTTGAGCATTATTAATAGCCTCATTTAGGCTCATGCTTATCTTTCTGCCGTCAGATTCCGAAGCCATATCGTCTAATGATATTCTTAAATATTCTATTCTTCTTTGAATATCTGCCGCAATAACCACTTCATTAGAAAGAGTAATGAATTGATCCAACTCCTCTTGAGTCAAATCGTCTTTGTCGTGGGTGTATCTAATAAAAGCATCTTCGAAAAGTTCTCTGTCTTCTTGTCGAGAGTAATTATTTATCTGATAAAGAAATCTAAATATCTTTAGATAAGAAAATAAAGATTCAACCCACTTTAATTGGGCTCTTTTTAAGGTATCTTCTTTCCACCCGTAGTTTAAATATTTATTTATTCTTGCTATAGCTTGCGTGATTGTAGCTGGCGGTCTATACTGCTCAGTTGGAGCTTCTCCTCTTCTCAAATTTGACGAAGGTTCGTAATTTATTGATTCAAATTCTCCTGAGTCAGTAATTCTTAAACTTTTTTTATCATCCTGATCTTGCAAAAACTTAACGTAGTCACTGATTGCGCGATGCTCCAAATGAAGAGCGCTAATTGTTTGATCATTAAGCAAATTTCTAGTAAATATAAGTGTTGTAAAGCCTTCTTTTTTGTATTCTTCTTTTATTTTTTGTTTTTGCTCCTCGGTTAGAGGAAAAGGTTCCATTTTTTTAATAACATTAACCTTTACTTTTCCAATTTGGAATTCTGCTATGTATTCTTTTATAGCTCTGCCTTCTTTGCTTCTTCCGTCTATTGAATTATTATTAAAAACTTGCCTGGTTAAATCAGAAAGATTTGGACTAGCTCCTTGGGCAAAAGCCGATCTAATTATGTCCTCCTGTTCTTTAGAAAGACTTATTTTTTCTTCCTCGGGGTTGTTCATTTTTTTTAAATATCTGAAATTACCTGCTTAGCAATTTTATATATTTTATTCTTTATTTTTTTTATCTGCTTGTATCCAGGAGATCTATTTTTTTCACTGGTCCTATATCCCATTTCTTTAGCTGTTTCAATTTCGCTTTTATTTTCTATATATAGGTATCCGTAAACTTTCCATTCAACAATCGTTAACTTTTCATGTATTTTTTGATGAAATTTTTCAATTTTGCTTTCGTAGTCTATATAAGTATTTTTATCATGTATATCTAATGCGGAATTGCTTGAGTTCTGTTCTTGATCGTTAATATGGTTATCATGTATACTAATTGGAAGTTTTATATCGTAAGCGTTTTTTTTACCAGCTTCCCATTTTGCATAATCCCCGCACTCGTTACTTTGTAATCCGTATATTGCGCATAAATCTCCGCCTTGATTATACTTGCATTGACTACATGGCTTAGAAAAAGAAGAATAATTATTTCTAATTAGATTAGTAATTTGATTTGTAATAATTGTGTTAAGCCATGGTCTTATCAGTCTCTTATTATCCCATTGTTCCCATTTATTGAATATATGTAATCTAATTTTTTGACAAACATCGTCAAAATCCATCCATGCTATAGCATTTAGCCTCCATTTACTTTTTCTTTTTAAAAGTTCTTCGTTTATTATATAAATACATTCAGAAAAATCCGGCTTTTTTTCAGGAAACTTTTTCTCGTCTAGCATATTAGATTTAATCTATTTCAATTAGACGAGGTGAGCTAGATGCTTCTAATCTAAATTCTTCAAGAATCTGCTCTTTGCTTTTATTAGGTTTCGAGCTATCTTCAGAAAATTTAAAGTCATTTGAATTATTGGCGGTCGAACTAGAGGAAGATTCGATTAATTGACCAAACGTAATTCCTCGTTGTAAATTATCTTTCTCAATAACGACACCAGGTTTATTTTTTAAGCTTTTGAAGCTATTGATGTGTTGCTGTATTTGAACATAGTCGTCTTCAGGCGCGTATTCGTTGTCGTCAATTTCATCTTCTTGTGATTCAACAACTTTATTTATTTTTTTTAAAGCCTGAATCTGGTTTTCTAAATCTTTTATTCTTTTTGCATTATCAGAATCTAAAAGGGTGCTTTCGGTTTTTTTTGCGATTTCTTTATTTACAATTCCGCTTCCTATTGCTAATCCGCATTCCGGGCAAAATTTAGGCTTAGAAAACTTGTATTCTATTTTAGCAAAACATTCTTTACAGTATAGGTTCATAGTTTTATTATATTTAATATATAATATATTATCTATTTTATTGTCTTCAGTTATAATTTATAAATGTAATTCTATATATGAAATACGATGAGTTAATTGAAAAATACAAAATAGGGGGGTTTATAGAAAAAATAAAAACTCATTTGTCTGAATATAATGGAAAATTAATCTTGAAAACGTCGGCGTCAAAATATAGAAAATCAGATGGCGAATTTTTAGAAACAGATATGTTAATAAAGTGTTGCGTGGATTATTCTTCTACTTATTGGATTGGCGTTTTAGCGCACGAATATGCGCATTTTCTGCAATGTATAAAAGGAAATAGGTTTTGGGTAAAATTTCAAAATGCTATGTTTGAAAATATAGAAGATTTAGAAATAGCTTTTCATAAAGACGGAAAAAAGATAAGCAAAAAAAATAGAAAAAAAATAGCATCCTGCGTAATTAAAATGGAGCTTAATTGTGACAAATCGGCAATAAGACTCATTAATAAATATAAACTACCAGTAAATAAGAAAGAATATTGTTCTAAGGCTAATATAATATTATACAAATATTTATATTGGGGAGAATACGGAATATGGCCCGAGTTTACAAATAAAAAAACAGCTAAATCGTTGGGCTGGGAGGATTTTCAAACAAGTCGATTATTAGATCAGAAAAAATACATAAGTATAAATCAAATACCAAGAAAATTATTTTATGCGTTCAATAAAGGCTTATAATTTTTTATAAAAATGAGTAATAAAAATCAAAAAGTAGTAATCTCTCTTTCTACAGTTCCAGAAAGACTAAGTAACGAAAATATGGAATTAAATCCAAGTATGAGCATAATTTCATTATTAAATTTAGAATATGAAAACTACGAAATACATTTTAATATACCTTTGATAAATAAAAAAAGCGGAAAACCTTACAACGTACCAGAGTGGTTAATAAAATTAGAAAAAGAAAATTCAAAACTTCGTTTATTTAGATCCGAAGACTACGGACCTCCAACGAAAATTATACCAACTATACAAAGGGTTCTAGATCCTGAAACTTATTTAATAATAGTAGATGACGATCATGCTTATGAACGAAGTATGATAATTGAACACTTAAAAAAACATGAAATATATAAAAATTGTGTCCTAGGTTTTGCTGGCTTATGTAGCGGCGATCCCAATTTATATTTTTGTACATCAGTTGAAAAAGATACAGAGGTTCAAATAATGGAGCATTACAAAAGCGTATCGTATAAAAGAGAATATTTCAAAGAAGACTTTTTTGAAGAATTCGCTGGCAAATCTTGGAACGATGATGTGATGTTGGGTGCCTATATGGGAAAACATAAAATAAAAAAAATAGTTTTAAATTATGAAAAAGAAACAAATTTTCACGCTAGATCAAACTCTTTTCCGATACAGAAATCAGTATATCATCAAAAAAGAGATTCAGGCTGTGATCTTTTTAGATTTTCTCATGATGATTCTAAAGTCATGGAATATATAGGAAAAGGGTATTTAAATTTGGAAGCTAAAAGGTAAATTTTAAAAGCGCTTTTTAACTCTTTTCATGTTTTTTAATTTTTCTTCTTTGGGCATTCCAGGAAAATGGACGATAAAAGATAAATCATTATACTGACCTAATTCTTTTTGTCTTTGCTGAAAGATGGGATATAGTTCATAATCGTAAGCATTTAAAATTTTTTGATCAACGAAGTTAATATTCTCTAAGTATGAATTTTTTTCATTGAAAACTAAATCTATCATGCCCATGTTTTCAAGCCACGGATGATCGTGGTATTGAGTTTTAAGTTTCGTTTTTCTTAAAAAATCTAAAGACATTTCTGTTTTTTTTAGAATAAAAACCCCTGCATTCATTGTATCAAATCCTTTAGATATATTTAAAAATTTATTTTTATCAATAATTGAATTCATATTAAAATCCATATTTAATATTACGGCGTCGGTATCTATCCATAAGAAATAATCTATGTTAAAATTTTTCTCACTTTGAAGCTCTTCAAGTAAAAAATCTAACTTATACCAAGACGGATGTATTTTAAAATCATCTGGAACTAGTCGAATTTCAAATTCTAAATTTTGTTTATTTGAATATTCAGCTATTGATGCTTCTGATATTTTAAATAATTCGATAAAATTTTTATCGTAAGATGAAATTATCTTTATCATTTTTTTTATTTTGTAAAAAGTAAACTATAATCTTGCCTATCTTTAGTATTTGGATAATCTAATCCTGCGATAGGATAGTTATCATTATCTTCATGCTCCGAGGTTATTAATTTTTTATTTAAAAAAGACATTTCTAATACTGTTGGAATTAAGTAATCTTGATATTTAAATACTCCCGCATTATTATTTCCATGTATATGGATTAGCGTAAAATTTTGATTTATTTTTTTCATTATTTCATAAAATCTTAACATGTTTTCATGATATTCTACATAATGAAACTCTATACATATAGCACTGCATTTAGAAAATAAAAAGTCAATATCTGTTTTCTTAAAAAAATCAAATTCGCCTCCTTCTATATCTATTTTTAGAAAAATATCTCCGTTTTTTTGTATTTCGTTATAATGCTGCGAGAAATCTTTACAGTTTTTTTCAAAGCCTAAGCCTTCATTATAAAAATTTATAAAACCATCAGAGTAAGAGTCTTTTCCTAAAGTATGATCAAACATATATACTGGTTTTTTGTATTTTTCAGCAAACTGTTTTTCAAATTCGTATGTTAAGCCAACTCCATATGTAAATAGTGACTCGCACTCTACAAGTGCTACTTCTGGAACGACGTATCCACCATCGTTTTCATCGCCAATTCTTAGTTTTATTGAATTGGTTTTTTTGGGCTTTAAAAATTTTAATAAATCATTCATTTTTTATTTATCTAAATAAATAGGTTTTTCAACATTATTATTTGGATTTTTAATTAATCCACTTTTTTCCATCACAAATCTTAGTAATCCTGATCTAACAATATCAGAATATTCTCTTAATTCAAAACAATGAATCCCAAAGTCTTTACTTTCTTGGTCGTTGAATAAATCAAACATTTTACGAAATCCTGATTTAGCCCCAATATCATTCTGATTGACAGAATCTCCTATAAAAAAGATTCTTGTAAATTCTCCACATCTTGTAAGTATAAGAAACAAATCATCCCACGTCATTGAAGAAGCTTCGTCAACAATAACTACCTTACAGTTCCATGAGCGACCTCTAACAAAGCCAACAGGATGACAGTTTATTCTATTGTCTTTTTTAAGTTTTGCTATGTCTGATTCAGCAAGCATTTCCTCTAGTTTGTCAAACAAGATAGCGTTATATGGAGCCATTTTTTCTTCACTAGTGCCAGGAATGAATCCAATTTTTCCTGTAGTAGAAGATTCTACTGGATTTCTTATAAATATAACCTCATCTACTTTTTTTGCATTTAAAAGTTTTAATGACGACATAACCGCTAAATAAGACTTAGAAGTTCCGTACAATCCGTCTATGAATACGCATTTCGTATTTTTATTAGCAGCTATATTAAGTATTTCTTTTTGCTTTTCTGTTAAATCTGTTCTTTCTTTAATATTTAAGTTAAAGCTAATTTTCGGGCGCTGACTTACGTGAATAGAGCAATCTTTTATTTCTTGAGTTTTATTTGAATTGTTTGTTTCGTTTTTGATGTTAACTTGTTTTTTATTTTTAGACATACTTATATAGTATAAGATATATATTAAAAATTATTCATTTTTTATTTCAAGTAAATTTAAAATAATTCATTGAAAAATAAAGTGTATAACTAAGACAGTGAAAATTTTTCTAAAAATAGATTCGATTAAATCTTCTTTGGGGGACAGTTTTACATTGTCTAGCGACGGGGGTTCTGTTTCTCCAAGTGCTGCCTCTAGAGGGGATCTTTTAGGAGGAGTCGAGTTAGAAGTAGACGCGTCTGCAAGTTCTATTACTATAACAAAGCTTGGAGGCGGCGCACAATTTATTCAATCTATTGATAAATCTATTGAGAATTGTATAGATTTAAATATTATTGCTGAAGCGGTTTTAATTGAATTTACGCAAGTTTAGTTTTTTTTTAAAATTTAATTGAAGATGCTTCATATTAGTGTAAATAGATATATGAAAATCATTAGTTTATTTGTATTTTTTTTACTTTTGTGTTCTTGTACTGTATATACGGAAAAACAATCTCAGGCTTTGTCTAGAGCAGTATATGCAGCGAGAGATTCATTTGACAAAGCGCGTATTGATTTAGCTACAACATATTCATCTGAAGCTGCGCGCATAGTTAAGCCACCAAAAACCAAAATCCAAATAACTCCAATTTATAAGACAGTAACGATACCAGTAGTTGCAAGTTCAGCAAAACCAAAAGTTCCTGTGCAAGTTAGTAAGCAGCGCGTTTTAGTTATTCCGGCTGAATATAAAAATGACACCGTAGTTGTGGTTAATTCGGAAGAGTATCAGCAATTATTAAAAGATAAAGAAACATTTGAGCAATTAAAAAAAGATTACGAGCAAACTTTGAAATTTAAAAGTGAAGTTGACGATGAGTTAGCGCGGCAAGAAGCTTATGCAAATAAAATGATACAAGATCTTAATCGCATGCAAAAGCAGTTGGTTGAAAAAGATCTAGCGATTTTAAAAAGAAATATTATTATAGCTATACTTTTATTAACAATTGGTGGAGCGACTTATCTTAGAATAAAGGGAATACTTTAAAAGTTTTATGAAAACAACAGAAAAATTAATACAAAAATTTAGCAACTGGCAAATGGAGAATCCTGCTAAATTTATTTTTATACTTGGGTTTGTTTCTGGGGTAATTATAGGGTCTCTTTTTTAATTAAGGGATGTATTTAATATAAAATTAAAATATACTAAATAAGTTTGTATGATCGCTTCTTCTCTTTTTTTTCATTCTGAGTTTTTAACTTTATTAATTGCTTTTTTAACTGGAATAGTTGGTCCAATTGCTCTGCTTTATGTTAAGCATTTTTTAAGTTTAAAAAGAGAAAAAGATAGAACTAAAAGGCGCGATGATTTTAATATAACAATTGAAATGCAGCAGAAGATTAATTCTACTCTAAATTTTTTACAAAATAAATATGATTTAGATAGAGTTTGGATAGCTCAATTTCATAACGGCGGAAATTTTTATCCTGGGAACAAGAGTATGAAAAAGCTTTCTGCTACTTTTGAAGCCACTAAGCCTGGAGTTTCAACAGATTTAATGAAAATGCAATGCTTGCCGATATCTTTTTTTAGTAAAGTATTAACCGAGATGAATGAAACTCAGGCGGGTATAATTATAGAAACGGGCGAAACGAATGAAAATGCTTTTAAAGATTTCTGGCTTCATAGAGGGATTCATAGATCTTATATGTTTCCAATTGTTTGTCTTGAAGGTGATTTTATTGCAATTCTTGGAGTTGATTTTAATGACACAAATGGAAGATTATCTGATGAGCTTTATAAAGAATTAGAAAATGAAGCTAAACTATTAGCTGGCTATGTTGCAATAGTTTCTATTGAAAAGAAATAATCATCTATGATGCAGGCAATTAAAAATACGGCAATTTCTTTTGTTTCATATTTAAGCGGTAACTTGGTTCCGCCAAATACTCCAATGCAGGACATAGAAAGGATGAAAGCCATAAACCACATGGCTTCTAGTAAATTTTATATTGTTTTTACTTCGGTTCTTATACTTGCTTTTTTTTATTTTGCAAGCCTTGGGATAATGTTTTTTATTCCGAATAGTCCAGAATTTATTGCTGGATTTGTAACTATTTTTTCTAAAACAATCGAAATATTAGCTATCATAATAGCTTCTTATGTTGGCGCTCAAGCAGTTGTTGATTTAAAATATGGAAGCAGTTCGGCGGCGGCAATAGAAAGTGTTAACGAAAGTATAGATAACGTAACAGTGATTGAAACAAATATAAAAGAAGACGATTATGAACTCAGATAAGCCATCTAAAAAGGCGCTTGATTTGCTATTAAAGTATGAAGTGGGCGGTGGTAAGGATTATTATCAAAGATATCTATCTAAGTTTACATGGCCTGGTGGGGCTTCTGGTCCAACAATTGGAATAGGAATAGATTGCGCTTATTATTCTGAGGATGAATTATCTGAAATATTCGACTTTCTAAAGAAAGAAGAGATAGAATTAATTAAAAATGCTTCTGGAAAAAGTTCCGAAAGAGGCAGAGAATATACCAAGAAACTAAGAGCGTCCGGAATAACTGTTGAATGGGACAAGGCTAAAGAGATTTTTGAGAAATTTACTTGGACAAAATTTACAAAATTAGCAGAAAAAACATTTCCTGGGTTATCTGAATTATGCCCCGACGCATATGGAGCAATAGTGTCTTTAGTTTTTAATAGAGGGACAAGCTTAGTTGGAGAAAAAAGATTGGAAATGAGAAATATAAGGGTTTTAATTCCAAAGAAAGATTATAAAAAAATAGCTCACGAAATAAGACAAATGAAAAGAATTTGGAGAGGCAAAAACCTTGACGGATTAATTAATAGAAGAGAGTCAGAAGCCTTATTAGTCGAGTCATGTGATTATATATAAAATTATATGTGACATTTTTTATATAATTGTGTAAAATTGTATTACAATAAAATAAAATTATTATTTATACTATGCCAAAATTTGAAAATTCTTATATCTGGGTAAAAGATTTGGTAGCAGAAGAATATAGACCGTCAGAAAAAATAAATTTTCCGTTTCAAACTATTTTTGCGTCTGAGCCTGTAAGAGTTTTTTTACCACAAGAAACTGATATAAATATTGCTAAGGCTGGAATTGATTCTTTAAAACCATTTTTGGATTCTTCAATTGATTTAGAAAAAAATTATGATTTAATTGGGGTTGCCTTTAATGCTTTTGTGGTAAATAGAGCTAATAAAAATGGGCAAGTAATTTCTACGGATATAGCTTTGTCTTCTGTTGAGAATTTTAAATTCAAGCCAATGAATATAGAGCATAAGAGAAAAAACGTTGCTGGATTGATAACTGGTTTTGGATTTAGCGAATATGGAACAGATAAGCCTTTAACTTTAGATGATGTTAAAGACAAAAAAGATCCGTTTAATGTTGTTTTGAGTGGTTTTGTTTGGAGGGTTGTAAATGAAGAGTTCGCTGAAAAGCTTGAAGCTTCTTCTGATCCATCTTCTGAATCTTATCTTAGTATTTCTACTAGCTGGGAAATGGGATTTAGAAATTTTAATATAGCTAAAGGGTCATTGAATCTTTCTGAGGCTTCGATTCTTTCTGACGAGGTCGCAATAGCAGAAATGAAAGATAAACTAATGCATTTTGGCGGCAAGGGTTTTGATGATGACGGTCAACCTTTATTTATTAATTTAATAGGCGAAGTTTTGCCTCTCGGAATAGGCTTTACAAATAATCCAGCAGCCGATGTCAAAGGCGTTAAAGTTTTTGGATTTAATGATTTAGAAACAAAAGAAGAAAATGAAGTTGAGGAAAAAGAAGAGTCTGACGAGAACGACTTATCTATAAAAAGTTCCCAATTTGATGAAAAGCTTGTAGAAACAAATATAATTTCAAATAAATTAGACGCGGATAATTTAGCTGCTGCTAATGTTGAAAAAGAAAAAACAAAAAAGGAAAATAAAAAAATGCTTATAAAATCTATTCAAGATTTAAATGATGATTCTTTAAAACAGATATGCGCTACCGATATTCGGGCTTTATTTGAAGAGGAAATTAAAAAAGCTGGTGAAAAATTCGCTGAAGAGCAACTGGCTAAAGATAGCATTATTGCCGAAGCGGAAAAAACAAAAGCTGAACTCGAAGCTAAGTTAGAAGAGTTGAAGCAAACTGGCGAGCAATTAAAAGCTGAGCTTGAAAAAATCAAGTTAGAAGCAGAAGCTCGTGAAATCGAGGAGACTTTCCAAAATAGAATGTCCGGTTTAGACGAAGAGTTCTCCTTAGATGACGAAGAGCGTCAGGTAATTGGAGAGCAAATTAAAAATTTAGATCAGGAAGCTTTTGAAAAATGGTATAAAGCTTTCAATGTTTTTGCTAAAGCTAAAAACAAAAAAATGATGATGGAGAAAAAAGAGGCTGAAGAAAAGATGAAAGAAAAAGAAGAAAGCAAAGCCTCTTCTATTGAAACAAAAGAATCTGCTGAAGTGATTGCTTCAGAACAGGAAGAAAAAGAGCAAGAAGCTGCGGTCGTGCTTGAAAAGGCGCAGGCTGAGGAGGTTGCTCTTCCAAATGGAGCGATTGCTGAAGACAGCCTTAGGCAAAAATTTGCCAAAGCTTTCAATAGCAACACTATCAAAGTGGAAAATAAATAATAAACAAATAAATAAACAAATTAACAAATAAATAAAAAATATGGCTACAATTAGACCTTTTAGAGATTATGATGAGCATGAGGTTGTCAACCTTTTTGCTTTTGACGGTGACTTAGGAAACAAGGGTACTTTCGTTACTGCTGTCGGTAACGGATTTGATCTTTCAACCGAAGCCGCTTTTGGAAATGACAGTTTTATTGATGGAACTGTCTCAGCTAGATTTAACGTCGCAAGTAAAGTTACCGCTGCTCCTTCTGGAACTGTTCCAGCTAAGGTTCTCGGAATGATGCTTAAGGATGTTAGATCGGTTGATGAAAATGGATATCCATTAAAGTTTGAACCACGTAAGGCTGCTGAGCGCGATGTTATCATTAGCGGTGAAGCTGTTCCTGTTGTTAAGCGCGGCTTATTCCTTTATAGCGGTGTTGTTGGTGCTCCCGCTTTCGGAAGTGGTCTTGCTGTTTCTGACGCTGGAAATGGTGAACTTAAAGTTACAAATGATCCAACTTTAATGGTTGCCAAAGCCCTTGGTCCAAAAGACTCAAATGGCTTTGTTTTGATCGATATTAAACTTTAATACAACACTAAATAGAAAATAAAAAAATATGAAAATTAAATTTGAAAAAACACCAGAGCAAGTTGAGCTTGTGAAAGCTATGGGTTCAAGCAATAAGGTTCAGGCTCTTGAGGCTCAGGATGCCTTTGCTGCCTTTATTGCTCCAGTTATTCAGGAAGTTCTTTTACAAGCAGGTACTGCTGCCGCTATTTATGAAGACATGAGTTATGATGAAGATGATTCTCCATCTATTCCCGTTGATCTTTACTACGGCGAGCCAGAGGGGACATTTTCTGTTTGGCAGCAAACAGTCGCGGGTGGTCTTCCCACTCAGCAGATTGGTAGCTTCCAAGAGATCAAGGTTTCTACCTATCCTCTTGACTCTGCTATTAGCTTTGACAAGCGTTATGTTCGCAAATGTCGTTTAGACGTTGTTGCTAGAGGTCTTGAGAGACTTTCTAATGACGTGCTTATCAAGCAAGAAAGAAACGCTTGGTATGTTGTTCTTAAAATGCTTGCGGACGCTCAAACAAAAGGCGTTAATCACGTTTTTAAAGCTCAGGCTTCAGATGTCTTCCAAGTTGAAGACATTAACAAGGCGATAACCCTTCTTAAGAGATTAAATTCTGCTTATAATGGTACAACTCCTGTCGGAAACGAAGGTAGAGGTTTAACTGATCTTTATGTTTCTCCTGAGATTATGGAGCAAATTCGTGGATTTGCTTATAATCCGGTTAATAGCAAGCAAGGTATTGGTACAAATACTACTGGTATTCCTCTTACTGATTCTGTCCGCGAGCGCATTTTCAATGCCGCTGGTATGACTGATATTTGGGGAGTTACACTTCACGAGCTTCTTGAGCTTGGTGTTGGCGGCAAATACAATGTTCTTTTCGATGAAATCGCTGGAACAAAGAAATTTGCTAAACCAGGTGAGGATACTAATACTCTCGGCTCTGCGTTTGCTTCTACTGATGAAATCCTCATTGGTATTGATCGTTCTCGCAGATCGTTTATTCGTACATTGGCTGTTAATGCTGAAACTGGTGGAAGCTTTAATCTCCGCCCAGATGACCAATTTTTGGCTCGTTCTGGTAAGGTTGGCTTTTACGGTGGATTGGAAGAGGGTCGCGTTGGACTCGACGCCAAAGCTGTTGCTGGCATTATTGTTTAATAAAAAGAAACAAGTAAAAATTAAAGAAAGCCCCGACTTGATCGGGGCTTTTCTTTTTTATTTAAATAATCTTTTTTTAATGATATTTATTATCATTAGACGTGTAAACTAATTGGTTATATCGTTTTTTAATTAATTATGATTCCTGCTACTTATAATTTACCAGATGCTTATAGAGGTGACGCTTATGGTCCGATTTCTTTAAAAATAAAAGATTCTGTCGGAAATTATATAAGCGTTGTTGGAAATGAAATAAATGTACATGTAAAAAATAAAAAAAACTGCGCAATAGTTTTGAGCTGGTCTACCTCCGATGGTTCTATAGATATTCCAGATGATTATACTGTAATTTTAAAACAAAAAATTGGGTGCAAAATGGGGATGCCGCCTGGTATTTATGATTATGATTTACAAATATTGAATCAAAAAAGAATGACTACCTTTCTAAGAGGGACTCTTTCTGTAACTGGAGATATAACAAGAATAGATTTTTGTGACTGTGAATTTAATGGTGGATCTGCTGAAAGCGTTGGGGATTCTTTTTGCTCCATTGAATCTATTTTTTCTTTATCTCGAATATAATAAAGAAAATTGTGTATATATTGAAATAATATAATGGATATCTTATTGACATTAAATGCGGGAATGGGTGAGGGGCTTGGTCCAGATTTTTCTATTACTCCGGATGTGGGATTAGCTAATCCAGGAATTCTTTCGAAAAGTGAATTGCTAAACGGAAAAGTTGTTTCGGTGAGCGATTGCGCTACTAGCGTTACCATAACTTCTCTTGGCAAATGCAATAATTCTATTAGCTTTTTTATAGGTAGCACTCCTACGGAAACTCCAACCGCGACTCCTACGGAAACTCCAACCGCGACTCCTACGGCAACGCCAACTCCTACGGCAACGCCAACTCCTACGGCAACGCCAACTCCTACGGCAACGCC